AAAGACATTTATAGTAGGGCAGGGGCGATAACCCAACTTCTAAAAAATAAACTTATGGCTTTTAAGTATACATATGAAGCAATTAAGAAAATATATTTTAACAACGAGGGAAAACAAATGCCGTGGGAAGGAATGTAAAATAAAAAAATTAAAAACAAAAACAGAAGAGGAAAATAAATGAACGATTGGATGACAAGATTAAATGATGATTTTAATAAGGTTGTTTCAGAAATGGACATTAAACTTGAAGCTATTAAACTTCCATCCCCTTCTTTAAATTGGGCTCTTGGAAATGGTGGCTTGGTTGAGGGTAAATTGGCTGTTATGTATGGGCCAGAGTCTGGCGGTAAAAGTTTATTGGGAATATTAACCTTAATAGAAATTCAGAAAAAATATCCAGAAGGATTTTGTCTTCTGTTTGATGCTGAGTTTTCTTTTAATAAGGAGTGGTTTATAAAGCTTGGAGGGGACCCAGAAAGACTTATAGTGAGACAAACAAATGATCCCGTCCAAATTTTTGATTATTGGTATGGAGAATTGTTAGAGCTTTTACAAGAAGGAATGCCACTTAAGGGGATTATGTTAGACTCTGTAAGGAGCATAGTTTATCCAAAAGATCTTAAAGATATATCAACAAAAATGATTCAGGGGGGTACTGGTGCGGCCTATCTTCCCAATGTCCTTAAAAGAATAGTGCCAATAATAAGACAATACAGCATAACCACCATTTTTATACAACAAGTATCAGAAGAATTAGATATGTACAAAAAGATGTCTAATCCTTATGTAATTCCAGACGGAAGGGCTCTTAAGCACAATGCAGATTACTTCATAGAAGTTACAAAAATAGAAACAAAAGATGGTAAGGTTGTAAATGGAAAGAATATGATAGGGGCCGATAATCAAATTGGGCATAAAGTTAGAATGAAAATTAAAAAAAATAGAACGGGATCTCCATATAGACCGGCTCAGTTTACACTAATATATGAAAAGGGCATTTCTAATATAGAGGAAGAGGTTTACGGTTTAGCCAAAAGCTTGGGGGTTATATTTCATCCTGAGGGGGAAAGCGGGCAAATGTGGCAATTTTCAAACTATGACTCAATAAGGGGCGAAGCCAATATGAAAAAATGGGTCTTAGAAAACCCAAAAATACAACAAGAAATTATAGAGGCTTGTAATAATGTCACTGAAGATCAAATAAAGGGGAGAATAAAAGAACTATCAAACGATATTGATATAGATGTGGAGGATTAAAATGGCCAAGGCCTTGATAATAGGAGATCCTCACTTTAAAATTAATGACTTTGATATTGTTATTAAATGTTTAAATTGGGTTGAAAAATTGATTGTTGAAACAACTCCAGACATTGTTATATGCTTGGGAGATGTTTTTAATGACCATGGGACTGTTAGGTCTGAAATATTATCAACCTATATACAATTTGTAAAAAAAATAACAAATAAAGCTCCTTATGTTCACATAATAGGAAATCATGAATTCTACAGAGCTGGAGATTGTAAATATCATGCTCTACAGTCCCATGTTGGATTAATTGATAATTTTTATATAGTAGACAAGCCAACAACTCTATCATTAGCTGGATTTACTGCTGAGTATGTCCCACATATACCAAATATAGATAATTTTCCCACAATAAAAGAAGATATATGCTTTGCTCACCAATCCTTTTTGGGGGCAGATTTTGGCAATATTAAGGATAAATTTGCCATAGATCCCCAAAATATAAAATCAAAAATAATAATAAGTGGCCACATACACAAAAGACAAACTCTAGGTAATGTCATATTCCCCGGATCTTTATATGCAAAAGACAACAGAGATATCGATGAAATTAAAGGAGCTATGATTTTTGACACTGCTTCATATGGTTTTAGCTTTATAGAGTCACCCCTTCCTTTGTGGAAAAGCCTTGAAATTAATGTAAAAGAATTAAAAGAATGTTCCATCTATGAATATATTATAAATAAGATTAATGATAAGGACATATGGTCAATTACCCTTATTGGATACAAAAATGAAATATTGGAAATATTAAATAGCAAGGACTTTAAAAAGATAAAAGAAAATGGTAGAATAAAGATAAAAACCAACATGTTAGATTCCATTAAAAAAAACAAACAGGTCTCAGCTAACAACCTAGATCAATCTATTATTGAATATATCAACAATGTATATGAAGGAAATGTAGACAAAAGTTTAATATTAAAAGAGATTGATAAAATCAAAAAAGAGGCCAATTTATGATAAATGAATTAACAGAGCAGGCAGAAGATCAATTAGAAAAGTCTGTGTTTGATACAGATCGATGGCTTTTGTCTAATAACTTAATATCAATTCATCTTAAAAATGATCTTTTTGTTTATGGAGCTATTTCACATGAAGAACACGTCAAAGCTCTTAAAGTATCGATAGATTTATCAAAAAAGCAGGTAAATTATGTGCTTTTTGTGCCCCAAAGAGTACTAAAGGCTTCGGAATATATAAAATACAATAAAAATTCATCAAATTTGTTAAAACTTATTAAGGTTTTGTTCATACATAAGAGATATGGTAACTTAAATTTTGATATAATATTAAATAAGTTTGTAAAAGATAGGTGCGGGAATGATTGGTCTGCACACTCAGAACTTGAAGATATAAAAAAATACAAAGAAGATATTATAGATGGCTAATTTTACACAAGGAGCAGATAGAGACTACAGAACAGAAAAAGAAAAGCTGCTGAGTGCGGCCTTGGATGGTTCTATAACACTAGACGATTTTACAGAAAGAAGGCTTTTGTTTGAAAAGTGTAATACAAGAAATGAATTAAAAGCTTGGATTAAATATTTTTTAGAGTTTGCCCTACCGGATAATGTTGTGTCCAGATATTCTAATTGCAGTCCATTTCACGTTGTGTGGGAGATATACTCTATAGCTGTTCTGGGGATCAATCCAGATGAAATACAGGAGCTCCTTTACTGTGGCGGTAGAGGCTCAGGTAAGTGCAGCCTTAAGGGCTCGTTATTATTGACTCTTTCGGGTATTAAGAAAATAGAAGATGTAAAAATAGAAGATATTGTATATACGGGGTGGAGATGGGAGAAAGTATTAAATACTTTTGATGAGGGCGTTAAACCAGGCATTAAAATAACAACTTATAAAAATCAAAACAAGAACGCTAATATAAAATATGGGGCTTTTGATACCTGTGGCTCTTTAAATCACAGGATCCAGGCTTTTAATTCAGAAACAAAAAGAATAGATTGGGTATACTTAACAGACCTTAAAAAGGACCAATGGATATATAAAAGTGCCTTTAGCCCTTATAAAATAGATACAACATCAAAAGATTATGAATTGGGGTGGTTATGTGGGGCCATAACGGGAGATGGTTGTATTAACCATGAAAGACACACAATAAGCTTTTCCGGTAAAGATCTAAATTGTATTAACCATTTTATAAAAGTATCTAATAAATATTTTAATACTATATTTACCCAAAAGGGGTCTTGTGATTATATAGGGTCTAATGTGAAGGACATTTTATTTTGGTATGGCAACTTAGTTGAAGGTAATCTTTGTTATTTTAAAAAATTAAAAACTATAGAGCACACACCCAATTTTTTAGCTGGGTTTATATCAGGAATAGCAGACACTGATGGAAGTTGTTCTGAGATAGAAATGGCCAATAAAAATATTATAGAGCAAATATCTAAGATATATACTATTTTTGGAATTTCTTCTTCAGTTGTCAACAATAGCAGAAAGCCATCTACAACTAAATTTGTTTCAGGATACAAAGTAACTTACCATAAGTGTAAGATAAATACTAGACCTCATGATTTTTTATTACCTATGTTTGGTAAAAGAAGCAGAGATATTAAATATTGGGATAAAGTAAATAATCAATTTTCCTATCCTATTGAGTTGTTTGAGGAATTCGCAATATATATGCATAAAAAATACAAAAACCCCAAAACAAATAAGTGGCTACATAAAGAATTAAGGGGGACACGAACAGATAAAAAAATGTACGGATGGAAAAAAATATCTCACTTTATTAAAGGAGAGCCCCATAAAAATACTTATGGATATATAAATAAAAGGGTAATATCTAAATGGATTGATGTTTGTTGTAAATTAAATGAAAAAGAATGGGTTGAATATTTAACGTTTATTTTAAATGGATATTTTGAAAAAGTTTATTCAACAGAAAAGGGTGAGTATTACTTTTATGATATTGAAGTAGATAAAGATCATTCTTATTGGTCTAATGGTTTTATAAGTCACAATACGCTCTCTACCGCTATCGCTGAATTTATATGTATTTTACACGCTCAAAGAGACGTTGCCCATATCGGAGTTATATTACCTCAAGCAGAAAGATGCTATGCATATCTTCAAGAAATGGTTAATAAAAAAAGAATCAAAAGACACTTAATACCAGATGAGCGTAGTGATTACCCCCCAGTCATTACAAAAATGAACATGAAAAAAACAACATTTGAAATAAATGGAAATGTTTGTGCATATGAGATATTGCCTTGTACAATGCAAGCACTCAATGGAAAACACGCTGATTTTGTATCAACGGACGAATTAGATACGGCAGATAAACCAGAAGTCCTTAAGGCTTTTAAAGAAATAAGCGGAATATTAGATTCAAGACCTGGAAAAAAATCTTTAAGGGTTGGTATATCTACAAGAAAATCCAAATACGGCCTTATGAATTCTATGATGGAAAATGCAGAAAAAGAGGGAAGAACGGTAAGAGAATGGACATCTTTAGAATTTACAGAAAAGTGTCCAATAGAAAGGTATAAAACAAGACAAAAGTTTACTGCTTGGATAGACCAGGACAATCTAATATGCTTAAATGAAGAAGAATATAATAAACTTCCAAATACACAAAAAAAGCCATACGTTCGATATGAAATACATTCCGGGTGTTTTAAGTGCGCGGCTGTCGGTATTTGTTTTGGTGATTTAGTTAATCAAAATTCAACACCAGACATGTTAAAGCCAATAAGCGATATTACTAAAAAGATTAAGGAAGCTGGCCCAGATTGGGCCCTATCTCAATTGGTCAACCTAAAACCATCAATGGGTGGGTTGGTTTATAGAGAATATTCCCCTCAAAAAAATATAAAAACATGGAATGAAATGTGGGAACACCTTACAGGTAGAGAATTCCCTGGTGTTTGCTCTCATGATATTTTTGTTAAAAAATGCCGAGAAATGAACCTTACGTGCCTTGCTGGGGTGGACTTTGGATGGAATGTTGCAGCTTTTGTTTGTTTGTATATAGATAATAAAGAAAATATATATATAGTGAGGGCAGATGCGGCTCAAGAAGTTAATGATCCAACTTGGATACACTTTATAAAAACCACTTACCACAATATGTATGGTGTAGAAATGTATTATCCTGATTGTGCAAACCCATCAAACATAGATGTTATGACACAAGCTGGATTAAATGTGGCAGAATACCTTAAAAAAGATATATTGTTGGGGATCCAAACGATAAAAAGATTTTTAAGGGTTCCGGGAACAACAAACACTAAGATATTTTTGGCAGAAGAAACAACAAAACCTATGCAAATTGAATTTCAACAATACCACTTTAAAATAAAACCCGATGGAACATATTCAGATTTACCCGAAAAAGAATACGACCACACGCTAGACTCATTTCGTTATATAATGTTGGGAACCTTTGCTGAGGGCGGACTGTCCTTTTCTGTAGACGAAGACATTAAGAACCCCCTCAGGAATCAAAAGGGAGAATACCTTAGAATACCTACAGCAGCTGAATTTGCTGAAGACCACGGGATACCTTTTAATAACAATACAGCAGATGCGGACAAAAAGCCCAAAATTGGTACCCTAAGTGAGCTTTATGATCAAAATGAAGATGATGATGACATCTTTTAAGATAAATGTTATAATATAGTAACAGGAGATAATATAAAATGAGTAAATTTGGAGATTATATAAGAAACCTTGTAAAAAGTCAAATAGAGGATAATAATATTCAACCACAGGCTGCTCCTGTTTCTGCTGACTCCATTAAACAAAAACCTGAAAATGAAGAAGCTATAACCGGACAAGCTATGGCCGAGCTTATTGGATCTAAGGGTGTATATGACGACCCTCTATATGAAATGCAAAATAGGAATAACATATATAGGTCCAAATCTTCTAGAATTAGTAATAAAGTTCTCAAAGAAGTTTCTTTAAGAGATTGGTTGGTTTCCACTATTATATCTGCAAGAATTAGTACCATGACAAGATTTTCAAGGGTCCAAAATAATAGATTTGAGCCAGGATTTAAAATAATAAAGAAAGACACATCTGGGGATTATACAGATATAGAAATAAAAGAAATAGCGGCTCTAGAGGATTTTATTGTCAATTGCGGAAGGAGAAAGGGGACCCCCATTGAACAAAGACTATCTTTTACAGATTTTACAAAAATGGTTGTAAGGGATATGCTTACGTTTGGGTATATAGCCGTTGAGAAAGTTAAAACAAGAGGTGGCGCTCTCCATAGGTTTAGACCACTTCCTGCCGAATCTGTTTATCTAATAGACAAGAGGGTAAGTAGAGATCAGGTAAAACAAACAGCCGAAATGTTCAGGGGGACTTTTAAACCGGGGGATAATGACCCCAAAAAAGAATGGCGACTAAATGAAGAAAATATAGAATATTATAAATATGTCCAAGTAACACAAGATGATAGAATTGCTGAGGTTTTTGGTGATGAGGATATGGTATTCCAATTATTCAACATTCAAAACTTCATAGATTCTTTGGGTTATAGCTTTTCTCCTTTGGAGTTGGCTATAGGCAATGTTATTACTCATATGAAAGTGGCAGAATATAACGCGAAATTCTTTACCCATGGATACGCAGCAAAGGGTGTTCTTCATATAATGGGCAATGTAACAGATCAAAAATTGAAAGAATTTAAAAGGCACTTTTACAACACAATAAGTGGTAGTTCCAATTCTTGGCGCACTCCGATTTTGGCCGGAACAGCTGATATGAAGTGGATCCCTATGACCGGAAACGCTAAGGAAATGGAGTATATCAATTATAATAACCATATAATGAGAATATTGTGTGCCCAATTCCAAATAGATCCAGTAGAGCTAGGCTTAGATTACCTAATAACCAATAGTAATAGGGGTGTTAATGCAAACACTGGGCAAAAAGAAAAGATAGCCTTTTCAAAGGAAAGGGGTCTTTATCCTATATTGTTATTTATAGAAGATTTTATAAATAATAAGATATTCCCAGCCATTGATGAAGAGATAGGCAAAAAATATAAATTCACTTTTGTTGGATATACAGATGACACCCCCGCACTAGAGATCAACAGGACCCAGGCTGAAATGTCTATGTATTTATCAATGAACGATCTACTAAAAAGAGTCGGCAAAGAAACAATAGATGATCCAGCGGCAGATTTACCACTAAACAAAGCTTTTTGGGAATTAGTCAATGCGAATTATACAAAAGCTGAGATTCGCAGTAAGTTTTTTGGAGATAAAGAGGCCCTAAATCAAAAGCAACTTTGGTATATACCAGGAGATCCAGCTTGGATGAATTGGCAAAAGATGCAAATGGAGCTTGCTAACAGAAAAGATCAAAAACAACAAATAGAAGAACAAAAACAGATGGCGAAGGCCCAAGAAGCAAATAAAGCTCCAGAAGACAAAAAAGTAAAAAAAATAAATAAAAGTAGTTGAAATATTCATATTTTCCTATTATAATAATATAGTAGGAGATAAATTATGGTTATTATTATAGAAGGACCTTCAGAAACGGGCAAGACAAAACTAGCCAAAGCTCTTGAAAAACAAAAATTTAAGCTTATTAAGTTTAAAAAGCCTCTAGAGGATTACTACAAAACAGGGTATTCTGGTCCATCTTATTATGACGCCATAATGGATATGTTACACAATGTGTTACATTCAGAAAACAATGTAGTGTTTGATAGATCCCCACTTAGCGAGATAATATACTCTGAATGTTTGGGAAGAGCCCCACTATTAACAGAAAAGCAATTTGGTGAAATTCTTAAATTTATAAACGGTGGGTTTGATGTTAAATTTTATGTTTTAAAAGATCTCGATCCAGATCAGCACTGGAATAGACACAGCCTAAAATATCCAAGCATTAATAAAAAGACTTTTGATAAAATAGTAAATAATTTCAATAAGATGGCAGAAAAGTATGCATTAAAGACGGCCTCTTTTCAAGAAGTTTGTGATATACACTCCATAAATTTCAATGCCCCAACAGCAAAAAAAATAGAGAAAACTATTACAAATGAAAAGATTGAAGAAAAGGAAGAAGAAATAGGAAGCGATATAATAGACATTGATTATAAAATAAACATGGCAAATGTTATTAAAAAGGTTCTAAAGGGCAGGATAATTAAAGGAAAAACAGAAATACACAACATATTAGAACAAAATGTAAGAGATTTTTTAAATAGTAAATTATCAAATATATTCAATCCTGAAATAAATTCTAGTGGACTTACAAGTGAAGAAATACTAATATTGAAAGATATGGCAAATAGAGTAATGGTAAAAATAAAAAACGGAGGAAGATAAAATGAGTGAGAATGAAATTAAAAATGGTAATGGGGTAAATGGGCAGGATGTCCCAACACCAAGCAATGTGATCCCAATAAACCAAAGTAAGAAAAAACTGGCCAAGCAGATAGCCGAAAAGGGTAATGAAATTAAGGATTTAGAAAGTAAAGTTAATCTCCTTAATAAAATCATAATGGGCCAGGCTAATTTTATGAACAGTATTACAACAGAAATAGACAACCTAAAAAGAAACTTGGTAGAAACAACAACAACTCTTTATACCCTTATTGAAAGCCACCTAAATATTGATTTAGATGCACTTCAAGAAAATGTAGATAAAAAGAAAATACAAATGTTTGAAGAGGGAACAAAAGAAGAAGATAAAAAAGACAACGCAGTTACTGATGAAAGTGGAGAGATTAAGGGTGATAGCATTGTTGTAATAACATCTAGTGTTGGCGATGATGGAAAAGTTGGGGTCTTAAGATCTAGGCTGGACCTAAGGAAGCCAGTTTCTGTACCTAACCTAAAAGAGGGCTTAATTGGAATGAAACTTGGGGAAACTAAGGAACTCACTATTGGAGACATGGTTCACAATATAAAGGTTCTTGATATAAAAAAAATAGGTAACACTTTATAATAAAAAGCGGGAGATGGGTACGTGGAAAGATGCCCCTTGAGACTAAAAAATAATATAAAGATACCTTGCCCTATGGCCATACAAAAAATTAAGGCTATTAAATATGGAGCTCCAGGCACAGAAGAAGATAAGGTGCCTGGATGTCCATTTTATATTATGCACCAGCTTTCTAACTATTGCTTTTTTCAGTATATGGAAAAATATGGTGAAAACAAAGAATTGTCTGAAGAAGAAATTGCCGCATACTTGTTAATGACACCAGAAGAGGTTGCCACCATATTGGCTGAAGTTTTAGATGATCTTTCATACGATCGAGTGCTAGAAACTTTTACATCTAAAAAGTAAATTTAACCAAATGTTTTAATCTAAAACCCTTATTACAATTTCTGCATTTAACCTGATTTTTTTGATGAACTTGTTCTTTTCCGCAATTGGGACACGTTATATACTTTAGCCCATCCTCAACCGATTCTGATTGAACAACCCCACCATATGTGAGATCGGTTGGCGCTCCAGCTCCACCAAAACCAGCAAGCATAGATTTTTTAAGATCTTTTATCTTATCAATATGTTGTTCTATTTTTAATAGTTGCATTTTTTTATCAATATCTATAAATGTTGGAACATCATCTATAGCAAGTGCCATAGCGTTTTTGATTAAAGCCTCATCCTCTGAGGTTGGTGAAGACTTTTCTAAGGAAAGTGGCTCAACCCAAGTTTGAGCATTGGCTGGAGAAAAGGTTAGGGCTGCTGAGTGCACTTTTGTTTTAACAAGATCCCTATTATCAACGCCACCACGGGCAATTGTCCCCCCCTCAACAGAAGCCTTAATTGCAAGTGGGAATCCGGCCTTACTTATGCTTTTTAATACGGCAGCAGCAGCTTTTGCATTTTCGTGCTGCTCCTCATCATCAAATAAAACACCCTTTGCATATATGTATGGAGACTTTACCTTATTCCAATAATATTTTTGTCTTTCATTTTCACAATCTTCTTTTTTAAATATTTTTTTTGCCTGCGTTATCCTGCCAATTGTATTTAGAAACCCCTTACTATGGTTGTCATTAATTTTTCCACGTCCCATTTCTAAGTCTGATATATCACATCCATCTATTTTTAATCTTTCTTGGTGGATATCAACACTTTCAGTTGCCAATATCATATCTATTTCAGTTGGTTTTCTTTTAGTTGACATTCAATTTCTCCTTTAATTTTAAGTATTTATAAAAATACCAAATTATTTATACACTTATATTATATCATAACCTTTAAATAGAAATAAGATAAAAAATAAACCATTAATAATATCAACATGTTCCTTGGGGGTAGTGTGATATAATAGTAATAATGAGGGCGTCTCGCCCTAATCTATTTTTAAAGGAGAATAAAAACTATGGCAAACAAACAGGCAATTTTAAACAAATTGCAAAGAGATCTTGAACAGCTAGGCCTTTCTCCTGTGCGCAGTGCATACGCAGTTACCCTAGGAAACGTAATAGTACGCTATCTAGATAATGCTATGTCTGGCCCAATGGGTGGTGTTAGCGCAGCTAATGCTCCTTATCTTGGACTTGGCGCAGGGAACCCTGGTCAGATCGAAATTTCTGGTCTTTTGGATGCAGATGCTGCATTAACAGACATTTTTGTTACAGAATCAGATCTTACAGTATTGAGACTTTGTTCCCAGTTTGCAAACGACATAGTCGTTCTTGCTGGTGACACTGCTTCCGTAGCACTTGCTAATGGCGCTGGCACTCAGCTTGCTTACCTACCAGCAGATGCTAACTTGAGAGTACTTGGTCAGTAAAAACACGCTAAAGGAGGCGAAAGCTATGACTAGAGATGAAATGATCGATAGCGTGATCTCAATCTTTGATGAAACAATCGAAGAATTTGAAAACCTATCAAAATCAGTATCTGAGTCTTCCGGTGGCGGTGCAAAACTGACTGCTGGCGGCCTAAAGGGCGCTTCAGCTGCTAAGCTTAAAATGCAAAATGCTGGGAGTGATCTACAGCAAGCAGAAAGCACCGAAGAGG